CTGCTGTTGCTTCGCTACTTCTGGCGTTTGCGGTGCGCTCGGTGAACTGCTCGGCGTGACTGTGTCCAGGTTGCTTGAATAACTGATTACCACTTTCCAAAGCTGCGGGTCTTCCGTTGGTTGAAAATCTCGGCCAACAACAAATGCTTTGCTGTAGTTCGGATGCACGCTGAACATAGCAGGAATATTTCCAAGCGCCACGGTGGCCGCGTCGTCGTAATTGCTGTTCGTACGCACAAGGAAGGTCCGACGCATGGTTACTTGCGCTTTGCTGTCGTCGCTAGCGCTGCGGCCTTCAAACGTTTCAGTCGTGTTAATAACTGCCATAGATTAACCCCCGAAAGTAGCTGTAACGACTGGATTATTGTTGAGCGTTGCGGCAAGAATCTGCTCTTGCGTGCGTGCCTGCTGTTGAGCCAGTTCGTTGGCGCGCTCTGCCAGGCGTGCGAGGCGCTGTTGCGGGTTCTCACCGCTGCCTTGGTTCTGGATTTTAAGCACCTGCGAGAACGCTTCGCGCGAACCGGCCAGCAAGGCACCAGGATTCTTGAGCGCTTCCACGCTGCCCACGGCGCGTTCGAGTTCGTCCGCAAGCATGGTCGCGCCTTCGGCGAATTTCTCTGGTGAAATAAGTTGCAAGGCAAGAGCGTCTTGAAGTTCTGACAATTTTTCTCTGTAAGTGTCCAGCGGACTTTTTTGGTCTGCAAGCTGTTGAATCCAGTCAGGTAGCTTCGGATCTTTGAATGGCGCTATGATATCCGGTGGCGGCTTGAGGGAATCAAAGGTCGCTTGCAGTTTTTTCATTTCTGCATCAAATTCACCGCTTGTAATTTTTCCAGTTGAAAAAGCGTTAATTAATGCGTCAAGCGCTTGCTGGCGTAAAGCTTCGATTGAACTTTCAAACTGTTCAACGCTCATGTTTCCAAGTTCCATTTCCCTACGAAATCCTGAAATAACTGTTGCAGTACCAGAGGAAACAAGATCAAGAAATTTTCTAAAACCCATTGCCCCGGAATTCATGCTGATTTGAATTAGCGAAAAGAAAGTCTGGCTATCTTTTATGTTTTCCATGAGTCCTTTTAAATATCTATCGCCAGTATCAGAACCCATTCTTCCTATATCGTCGCTAATGTTTGAAAACATTTGCATGGCCTGTTTTCTAAACGCAGACAAATCAGCGCCACCGCCACCGCGTTCATTGCTCATGCTCACGCCAAGAGCGCCAGAAAGACCACCAATCATTGCCCCAACTGGTGCGCCAATGCCTCCAAAAAGCGAACCTACACCAGCGCCTACAGTAGCTCCTCCCGCTATGGCTTTAAAATATTTGCTTGCAAGTTCGGTTCCGCCAGCAAGGTTTAAAAGTTTTTCGATTGCCTGCGTTGCAAAATCCACAAGTTTCGCAAGAACGCCCATCAATCCTTGCGCAAAACCCATAACCATTTCGCGAACATTCGATATCCTTCCACCAATAGCGCCATCGGCTTCACCCATGCGGGCAAAGAATTGAACCAAACCATTGAACGCAACAAAAAGAACATCGCGAACAGCAGCAAGAGCGCTTCCTATAGTTTCAATTGCAGGCTTTAAACTTGTTTCAAAGTTGTCTTTTAGATTCCTTATAAAATCAATAACGCCTTTATTGAATCCCTTTAGGTCCAGCGCTTCCGCGATTGCGCCGCCCATGGTGGCAAAAAAACCTTCAATCTCACCGGCAAGCTGCGCGTAGATTCCTGAAAGCGTGTTCGCCTGCGCTTCTGCCTGCGCCTTTACTTTGTCGTTTCCACTCAGTCCGACCAGCGCGTTGAGCGCATTCGTTCCGCTCACCTGGCCGCCTGCCAACATTGCCATGGCGCGCTCGGCGCTAATTGCTTCGCCAGTAACCTTGGAAAGCCTTTGCGCCAGCGCTTCATAGACAGGCAAGCCCATGCTGGCAAGTTCAGCAAAGCTTTGCGCGTTCACCTCACCGGTGGACATCAACGCCAGGGAAATTTCACCAAGCTTGTTGAAGACTTCGGACGCGCCAGCACCAGCAACTTTGGCAGTATTTCCAAAGCTTTCCAACATTTGCGCTGTTGAATCGCTGTTGATACCCGCTGAAAGCATCTTGGTTGCTAATGAACCGGCAACATCCATTGCAATGCGTCCTTTAGAAGCAATGTCCTCAAGAACGCTACTGATTTTTTCTAATCCGATATTGTCGGTTAAGCCTCGAATTCTAGTGATAACTTCTTCAGTTTTTGTAAAAGCTTCAATGGCTCGGTCGTAAAATTTATAAATTCCATAACTGGCCAAGGCGCCAGATGTAAAAGCAATCAAACCCTTTATGGAAGATTGAACTTTGATCGCTGAGTTTGCAACATTGTTGCCAAAATCGGAAACATGATTTTTAGCTTTTGCCATGTTGTTGACAAAATCACCAATGGAAAGCGACATACCAACCGATAGAGCGCCGATTGTTTTTGCCATCATTTAGCCTCTTGGTGTTCCGACTGCAACCAGCCACGCCTTAAACGCTGCAAACTCGTTTTTCTTTGGCTTTGCCACCGCGTACCAGTCCGGGATAAAGTCCACGACTTCAAACAACTTCGAATCTTTTCCGCGCCATTGATTTGCCATCATGGCGCAGACCTGCGCGGCATGAATGTCCGCGCGGTCACCGTCGAGCGGTTCCAGCGTTGAATACGCCATCCATTCCGTTAGCTCGGCGCTGTCCACGGTGTCGAGAATCTCGCCGACTGTTTTTTTCAGGTGACCGGCCAAGCGAAAAAGAAATCGCCTGGTCGGTCGATCAATTAGTTTTTTCTTGCAGTCTCCACCGCGTCGGATGTCATGCCGTTATGTCGCGCCGCGGCGTCAAAAATCTTTGACACAAAAGGCGCTGGCAGGTCACCGACCGCGTTAATTTCTTCATCCGAAAACAGGCGCTTGCCGTTCTCGTCTGCGACCGCGCGTACGACCAGCTTGGCGCGCACGTTGTCCAGCTTGGAAAGACTGTTTTTTGCGTCCGTAAATTCTGCCTCAAGCGCGTCACGTTCCCTTGAGGAAAGAACGCGCAAGTAGACTTTGCCTCCAAGCTCAGGAAGTTCTAGCTCCCCAAGCTTGAAGGCGGAATTTGCGGAAAGCAACTTTGCTTTGTCGATCATTGAAAATCCTTATTAGGTCAGCGTGTAGGTAACAACGCCGGTTGGTTTCAGTCCGATTGTTGCTTTAACGGTGTTGTCACCGACGCTGACAGCGTCCATGGAAACACGGGTAACGATTGCGTTAAACGAGCAGCTCCCAGCGCTATCAGCAAGCGCGATGGAAACCGCTTTTGCTTCGTTGGCGCCGTAATCGTCCACATAACCGGCAACGGTTCCGATTCCGGTTCCAGCGCCGCATATTACGGATACCGTCATTTCCGCCCCGTCCAGCAGGCCAGGAATATATTCCTTGGCGTGATTGCTGGAACCGAGATGAGTTACGTCAATTGTTCCGCGCTGATACGATGGCGGCGTGATATCCGTAACGCCGGTAATCGAAGTTCCGCCAATCGTGATCGTTGCGCCGTAGCTTGCAGCCGCTGCCATGGTAAACTCTCCTATTCTCGGTACTGAATCAGAACGTCCATTACCACGCGGTAATAAATGGAATCTGACCCGTCGATTGCCTCGCTTAAATCCTGCTCATCCTCGACCACCGAGGAGAGAACCGAAACGCTGGCACTTGTCCCGGTGTATCCGTCGAGCCTGTTGCGGACAGCGTTGGCCACCTGTTCCGCGCTTGCTTGGGTTGCTGCTAGAATGTCAAGTTGCATTCGTGTTTCTGGAACGTTAGTCGGTCCACCAAGCGTTGGCGTGCGCGTTGTGGAAATCCTGTGGTAAACAACGTAAGGCAAAGTGGTATCCTGCGGCGCTTTGCCAGGGTAAATACGCTGGCCGACAAGACCGGTAACGGTCGCATCGGAAACCAAACGCGCTCGCATGGCCTTGGCTGCGCTCAAACGCTTCCCCCTTCAATTGCGGACTTTAGTATTTTTTCCATTTCGGAAAGTATCTTTGATTTGTTCTGGTCCCATGCTGGACGCAAAAAAGGTTTTGGTCTGGAACCCGGATGCGGTAATCCTGTTGATTTATATTTTCTTTTTGCAGCAAGAAGAATGTCGCTAGTTATGTCACCGCGTCCAATTGTGTGCGGTGCTGCGCCAAATTCCACTAAATGCGCGTACTTGGTTGGAATGCGTTCCAGACCTTTAATTGTTTTCCCTGCGCGGCGTTTTGGCCCGATCACCGAATAAGCGAAACCCTTGGCAAACTTGAACTTCTCTCGAAAACCCAAAGATTTTTTTAATACCTTATATTTGGTTGGAACCAAGGTACGAGCAGCTTTTAGGTAAATGCTACGCCCTTCTTTCAAAGCCTTGCGAAGCGCGTTGTTTCTTACCTTGCGGTCAAGTTCTTCCATTGCCTTAATCAGATGATTCAAGCTGGAAGTGTCCATCTTGATTTCCGCGCGTGGCATTAGGAACCCCTTTCGACGGCGTCAATTTCCAGTTCCCAAGATGCCTCATCAATGTTACGAACGCTGATAATTTCCAGAACGCGCGAACCCATCATGATTCTGTCGCCGTGGCTTACATCTTTGCGGTGACGAATGCGCACGCGGTGCGAAAGCGTGGCACCACGCGCCGCGCCAATTTCCTGTTCTCTGCCGGACAGCGGGCGAACGCTGGCCCACACGGTTGCGTAAGTTCCCCAAACGTTGATCGGTTGCCCGTACGCGTCCACGCTGTTGCCAGCCTGACGTTGAAGGTTCACCCGCTGCGTAAGTTCACCGGCCTTGATCAATGGACGATTCCCCTTTTGAACATCCCAACGATTGCTTCCACGGTGTAAGGTACTTCGCTCATAGCCTGCGCGCTGACCGTTTCGCGCTGCGCGTACCAATGCGCTACCAAAAGTTTGATAGCCTGTTTCAAGATTGCAGGAACCGCGCTCGGCGCGCCGTAACCGGCAACGTAAGTGATTGAAACGCAACCCATGCCGCCATAAACTTCTGGCCAATCAAGGTCAACACCTGGCGCAACGCGCGCAGGATTGGCGGCTGTGTCAATGTCCACGTCGCCAAGATCAACTTCTTGCCAGTTGCCATCGCTGTCCAGATAGTCGATGGAACTAACCGACTGAACGGGCCCTTCCAGATACCAAATATCTGGCCATTCATCGCGGTCGTCTTGAATCGTTTGAGTTACCAAGCGAATGCCAGCTTGTGTTTCGATAAGTTGACGCGCTGCGGAAATCAGCGAGTTAACTAAGTCGTCGTCTTCAAGCGAATCAATCCGGCAATGAAGTTTCACTTCCTGAAGCGTCACCGGTTCCAGCGCTGGCGCGGATATCACTTTGATCATCGCTTTTCCTTCGCTCGCTTGGAAATTGCCTTTTCGATTTTCTTGGTTTCTACCGGTGCGCTCGGCTGAGCGGTTTCCACGGAAACCGCCCAACCTTTTTGAATCGCACCCTCGGCCTCAAATGCTGGCAGATCATAAACCCGGTTACAGTCGTAACCAAAATTTAGGCCAGCAACTGAGGTAAGGAATTTAACCTTCATGGTTAGCTAGCCGCCATCGCCATCACCTTGAGCGGGTCGGTGCCTGCGTCAAGGATTCGGCCGTCGTGACGACTAAAGCCAACAAAGCCGACTTGGTGGTAGTCAGCGTATCTTTCTTCCAGACGCAACAAAGTAAAGTCGGTTACGTCGCGGATAAGGTACTTGCTGAAATCACCGGCAACAATGACCTTGGCGGAAGCGGCAATGCTCGCAATGTCCTGGTTAACCACAATCGGCCAACCCAGCAAAGTGCCAGGCGAAGCGCCTGTAATATCCTGCTGGAAGATCGGCCTGTTCTGGTCGTCCACCAGTTTGCGAATTGCCTTCAGGGTTGAATCGTGCAGCATGAAACGAGCATTTGCACGATATGCAGGGTCAACGCTGTGTTGCAAATCCAGCAATTCAGCGTAGGTGATCGCCGAAGCGCTGGCGCAGGTTACCCCAGTACCAGCATTCACAACGCCTTGCGGCTTGCTGGAATTGTCACCGGTCGTGAAATGGGTGTTCAGGATTCTTGCAATCCTAGTACCCAAAGCGTTGCCGATGAAAGATTCCAGATCAATAGCGGTATCTTGCAGCAGTTCAGCAGACACGCGCACAAGCTTTGAAGAATATTTGTAAGCCTTCAAAGTGATCTGTGCAAATGTCATATCCTGTTCAGATACCTGGCTGTTTTCGGCAAGGATAGCGCCTACGTTGCCGGTGTCGTTAACAGTCGGAATCGGCAGATCATTCCCGCTGTCGGTGCGAATCACCTGGGCAACTTCGCGCATACCGCCGAAGGAAAGCAAAGATTCTTCAAGCTGGTTCAAGAAACCTTGCGGCACAGTATAACCACCGGCGGAACCGGTGAGAGACTGCGCGCGCGCTTCCTGAATGTTGCGCGGCGCTTTGCCGCCAAGCCTGAAGGAAAGCTTGTTGTTGTGAAGATCAAGCCCGCTGCGCTGAGCTGCTTCGCGCTGGCGGTCGGTAATGCCTTCGATTGAGTGATAGCCAAGCCAGCCGCGAAGCGCAAGTCTCTTGTCTTCGGTGGACTGCTTGTCGTTCAGGTCGCGCACGAAAGCAGGCGCTTCAATCGGCGCAGTCTTGCGAACGGAAACTTTCTTGGAAGCTTCGTCGGCCTTCGCCAGCTTGGCAGATCGAGCAACAGCGGCGTCGGCGTTGTCGTTTGCCTGCGGTGCGGCGCCTTCAAGAGCGCTGATTCTTACTTCATGGTCATCGACCTCAGCCATAAGATTATCGAAGGCTGCTTGCTCTTCTGGTGTAAGAGCGCGCTCTTCTGATTTGGCGTGAATAGCTTTAGCTTCAGCAAGAGCCGAGTTGCGCTTTTCGCGCAAGTTTTCAATTTCTGACATGGTGTAATCCTTTAGCAGAATGCTTAAGGATCAATGCGGATATGCTAACTTAGCGTATCTATAAACGCACGATCCCCGTTGTCGGGAAATCGCGCGTAAAGACTACGCGACCTCGAACTAGTTACATTCGACCATGGATTCGGAATATGTCAAATTGCGCAGCAAAAAAACAAAAGCCAACCGTTTCGGGTTGGCTTTAAGATTAAACTGTTGCTGGCGGCCTTCCTGGCGGTTTTGGGTGATACGCGCGCAAGTCGGTAAAGCGAATCATCCATGACCTGCCAAATCGCTCCGCAGGCAAAGCGCCGGCGTTAATCAGCGCTTGAATGCGGCGCGGCGTGACTTTCAAAAAGCTGGCGGCTTGGGCGACTGTGAGAACGTCGCTCATTCTGCATCCTCCAGAATCCATCCTAGGCTTTCTTTCACTTCTTCAGGAACGTCTTTTTCAGGTACAAGTTTCCACTCGCCGCCAGGAAACGCGCCAATACCGCCTGGCCAAGATTGGTCGTCATCATGCAGACTGAACCCAAAATTGGTATCGTCCGCAATTTGAACAAGCCACCTTTTACCGTCCGTGACGTAACCGGATTTTATGATTGGTTCCAAAACAAGACTATTCGTTTCTGACTCAAACCATTTGCCGTACGATTCGTACAAATCAGGCGCCTTTCCAAAACATTCTTCGCACATTTCCAAGAACTGTTCAACCGAATCATACGGTTCGCTCCAATTTCCATAATCTGCATTCCTGCAATTATATTTTGCATTTTCCATTTGATTCCCCTTATTTATTGCATTTTGAAAGATTGATCCAATGTTCCAAGGTTTCCGCGTCCAAATCGAATGATTCGCCAACTTCCTCATGTCTTCCGTTCGTGTTTATTTTGCGGCCAATATTTTTGTTTTTACTTTTTCGCGCCTGAAGATGGCAAACTCCACCATGTGCCATTCTGTTTTCATGGCGACTAACGCTTCCGTTGTATCCAATGGTCGCAACTGTTTTCCACTTTGTTGTTATGTTCATGTTCCTTCTCCCTTTTAGCTTTTATCACCGGACACCCCAGCGATGTTACATTATACTATTCGCTTATGCGAACCATTTATTCCAAGAATCCAAAAAATATTTTGCAATTTCCGTAAGTCTTTGTTTTTCAATGGATTGCGTAAAAAAACGGCTGGATTTACTCTCCGCATCTGTTACGATAAACTTAATATTCCAGCGGCTCTTTGCCAGTCCGTTTGGAAACTAGAAAGTAGCACCGTTAGCGCGGTGCTATTTTCATTTGACAAACGGGTGGGGATTTTTCCCCACCCGTATCTGTTTTGTAATGAAAAGTAAGTTGTTTTGCTTACAATCGGCGCAACCGCAACGCGCGGGCGCGGTTGGCGGCTAGCTCTTCTTGAAGCTTTTTCAGGTCTTTTTCGGATTGCATACCGACCAGCGCGCGAACGGCCACCGATGTATCTGGATATGCGGGGTAAGTCACCACCGAAACATCGACCAGATCAAGGTCGATCAAGTCGCGCGTGCGCTGGCCGTCGACAAGCTTCCAGTCATCAACAGCGCTGGTAAAAGCAAAGCTCATCTGGCTAACGTCGCCGCGCTGCATGACGGTTAACAGGTCGCTTGCGTAACTGGTCGGCGGCGGGTCGATTGTTACTTTCAACCCGGTAGTATCACTTTCCAGTATCAGCGTTCCAGAAAGCGTTCTGCCAAGAATCAAAGACGGGTCATGGTCAATCAACGCGCGCACGTCGGGATTGCTTTTCAGCGAACGATCAAACGCGCCAGGGCGGACGTATTCAATAAAACCGCCAAGGTCTTCGCTGGCGCGATTGTACACGGCGGCGTAGCCAATAATCTTTTTACTATCGGACGACAAACGCAACTCGCACGATACGCGCTTCTCAATTTTACTGTTCATAATTATTCCCTCTGATGGAACTGATTTTCTTTTCCACTTCCTCGGATAGTTTTGACGCGGTCACCGTTCCTGAGAACTCAACCCAAAGCTTGCTAAACACGTCAAGATGCCTTTGCACGTGTTCTTCTAGTTCATGCTGGCGGCTGAACGCTTCCAAAACTGGCGCGTACGCGCTTACAACGCGTGTCCGGTGTTCCTCGCAAAACTTGCCAATCTTTTCCAAGAACTCGCTCGGCTTGTTTGCGAAACGCTTCACCGCGTTACACTCAATCGCTTGCAGGCGGTTGCCTGCGTCTTCAAGAAGTCTGATCAATATAGCCTGTTCTTTTTCTGCGCTAAGATCGCTTCGAATCAAGGTCGGGTCTTGCGCGTTGGTCACTTGCTGCGCGCTCTGCGCTGCCGCTGGGTCGGGCGATGGCCCGTTTGCCGGTGCCATGTTTTGCGGTGTAAGGTATGTGTCGCCGCCATCCACCGGGTTAAGGTTTTCCTTTTCCCGAATTTCGTTCACGCTCAACCAACCCCAATTGCGAGCGATTGAGTAGCTTGTATATCTACTTTGTAGATCACCGCGCAAAATGCCTTCAACCGCGTGTTCAAAAAAGAATCGATCGCGGTCCTGCCTGCGCAACAGCTTGCGGTTTAACTGCTGTTCCCAGCGCACCAACCACGGGCGCAAAGTGTCTGTTAGAAACTCAACGTTCATTTGTTCCAAGCTGTTGTAATTCATCTTCGCCAGTTCTTTAAGCTTGTGCGGTGGCAAGTTGAACCAGCGGCATATTTCAATCACTTGGAATTCCCTGCTTTGCAGGAACTGCGAATCGTCCGGCGGTACGCCAATGGATTCCCACTTCAATCCCTGCTCGAGCAGCGCGACGCGGTGCGAATTGCCGCTGCCGCTGTGCAGGTCTTCAAAGCTTCGGCGCAGGTTGGCGCGCGCTTCGCTAGACAGTTGCCCAGGGAAAGTTAAGATTCCGCCAGGACGCGCGCCGCGTCCAAAGAAGCCAGCGCCAAATTGCTCAATCGCCAGCGCAAGGCCAATCGACTGCCGCGCCTGCGCGATGGGCGATATCCCAGAAATGCCATCAAAGGAAAGCCCGGAAACGTGCAGGACGTTTTCACGCGGTAGCGCCACCTTGCCACCAACATCATAGAACAGATCACCGTTTGCGGTGCGTGTTGGCTTTACCTGGCTTGGGTCCAGCGGCCAAAGCTCAACGGCGTTGCCTTCAAGGTCGCGCACGATTTCGCTATAAGAATTGCCCCACAACAGCAAATGTGCCATCGACGCTTCGCGCCATTGAAGAGAACCCATCTCGTCGTTTGGCGCATCATGCACCAAGGAATACAAAGGCGTTCCGCTGGCCCGCCGCTTACCTCCGTTCGGGAGGCGTTCGTACAGGTGAAGCGGTAGGGAGGAAACCGCTTCTGAGATAATTCGAACCGCGGCGAACACAGCGGAATAGTTGAGCGCTGTCCATGGCGTGACACTCACGCCAGCATCGGCAACGCTGCTTGAACCAAAGATTTCATTAAGGCGCGGGTCGCGCAGGCTTCCGCCAGAAAGTGAAAGAGCGCGAGAGAAGAAATTCCTTATTGATTGCATCATATGAATTCGACCCCTCTCGTATCGTAAACGCATTGCTCTTGCTGCGGCGCAACCATTGCGCGGCCAAGCGCCATGGTCAAGGCAACCATGGCATCAATTTTTTCCGTTGATTTGCTCTTTGTGAATTTCACGTTGCCTGCGTCGTCGCGTACAACCTGGACGTTTCCGAACATCCAACGAAGAACCGGGTTGCCGTCGTGCGCGATGCGGCTGCCACCGACTACCATGGTTTCTAGTTCTTTGATTGGTGCAGACATTGCGGAAAAGTTTTGCGAAAAGCCAACAAGCCATTCGGCCCGACCGTGTTCTTTTCCAATAGCCTCGAGGCGCTTGACCGCTTGGTTAATGTTCCAGCGGTCCACCGCTATTTCTGCAATGTCGTATTTTTCTGCTAGTTCGTCAACCTTATCAATCACAACTTGGTAATCGAGAACACGCCCAGGCGAAGTAATGATCAAGCCTTCACGAATCCAGATATCCAAACGTTGGCGATTGCTGCGCTCGCGCTCGCGTGCCGCGTCTTCAGGCGCAAAAACGAATGGAAGAACCCAGTACGGTTCGTCTTCCTCAAGCGGTGGAAACAGAAGCACAAGGGAAGTTAAATCCAAGGTTGACGACAAGTCTAAGCCAGCAAAACAGCGCCTTCCGCTGAGGTCTGGAAATTCACGCTGGCAGGCGTCCCAGCGATCTAGATTCAACCAGCGCGTTTCCTGCTGTGTCCATTGGTTAAGGTGCAAGTTGCGAAAGACGTTTTCCTTGCTTGGATTGTATTCAGCCTCGACCACCGACCTTTTAAAATAATCCAGTTTGACGCTGATTCCATAGTTTGGGTTGGCTTCCTGCCAAGCTTCCTGCGTTTTCCAATCCTTGTCGGTCGTAAATATTTTGCCAAGGAAAGTATCATCCTTAATGATGCCTTCGTTCACCTGCTTCGCATATTCATGCAGTTCCCAACAAAGACTCTGTCGGTCCCAACCTGCGGTTGTGATTGCAAACGTCAGCGGCTGGCGACGTGCGCCTGTGGAAGTTGTTAGCACGTCCCAGAGTTCGCGGTTGGGTTGTGCATGGACTTCATCAAAAATAATTCCATGCGCGCTAAATCCATGCTTGGAATACGCTTCGCTGGAAATGGCGCGGTAGACGCTGCCCTTGGCGTCGTAAACAATCGTTTTGTTTTTGTAGATTTTTAAATGCTTTGCCAAGTTCGGGTGAGCCTCAACCATCTGTACCGCCTGGTTGAACACAATAGAAGCTTGCTCTTTGTCTGCCGCGGCGCTGTAAATTTCTGCGCCTGCTTCGCCATCAAGCATCAAAAGGTATAGCGCCATGCCTGCGGCCAGCGTGGATTTCCCATTTTTGCGCGGTACTTCGAGATATGAGGTGCGGTACTGGCGCAGGCCATCCGGGCGAAGCGTCCCGAAAAGCTGATTCAAAAAAGTCTTTTGCCATGCTTGCAACTCAAACGCGCTACCGGCCCACTCGCCTTTAGTGTGCTTGAGATAATGCGAAAAGAAATGAACGATCTTATGATCGTTATTCGCCTGCTCTCCAGATTTCTTCCGTGATTTTATCAAGCAAGTTCCCCAAAAATCTCTTCAATGGCGTCCTTCGTTGGCTTGACTGCTTGCAAGCGTGGGCGCGAAGCAGGTGTTAAACCGAATTCCTGTTCCAGCTTTAAAAGTCTTTCGTGTTCCTTGCAAACGGTTGCGTATGCCTTGGACATCACCACCGCTTTTACTTTTTCTTGTTCATCCAAAATTTCGTGAAAAGTAGGCTCGCCTTCGGCAAGCGCGCGCTCGGCTTCCACCCAGCGACCAAATGAAGTTATGTATCTAGTTAAACTGCCACCATCAACGCGCGTCATGATGCCGCAAGAAAAAAGAGTTTCAACCATTTCGCGGAAATACTTTTTGTCCGCAGCTTTTAGAAATTTTGGCGGTTCTATTTTTGCTGGCTCCGGTTGCGGTTCTTCTTTTCTCTGGTAAAGCAAAAGAGAATTTCTTTTTTTCAAAATTCCCGTTGGTGTCGGTCTTGGGCCTCTTCTTCCCATCACAAAACCTCATTTTTTTTATTTCAAAAACCCTAAAAAATCTGCGCGCGTGGCCCACCCGAGGTACTGGCCCCCTAAGCAGGAAGTTTCGGCCCCCCTCCCCGC